TTGTACCTGCGTAGGCGTTAATTGTACTTTCTTGGGGGCAACTGAGCGGGTAGCGGGAGCTACGACACTTGCAGCGGGTTTGGCACGGGTTTTAACCGGTTTTGTTTCTACTTCTAATTCTGGTGATTCGTCGGCTCCGAAATAATCGGGGAATCTTTTTCGAATTGTATCACTAATTTTTCCGTAATATTCATCCGTGCCAACATATTTTTCACCAAATTCTCTTGCGAGTCGATTATGGACTGTAATTGCTAGTCCAGTCATCTCATCTTCTTCAGGAGTTTCCCCACCATACCAATCGTTAGAATCTAACCATTTAGTAAGTTTCGGGTCCTGCGCAGGGGCTTCTGGTGTAGGTTGAGGAACCTTATACTCAGTTTCTTTAGGAGCAATAGGTTGCATAGTTTTAACACGGTCTAATCGCAAAGTTGCCTCTGAAATAGCCTGTTGTGCTTCTACTAATGCGTCGCTATCGCCTGCTTCATAAGCTTCTTTGTATGCTCTTTTAGCCATACTAAGCTCAACTTCAGCGCCTTGTTTGCCTTGTTCTATATAGCTCTTACTACCTTCATGGAGGGTAGATTGTAATTTACGGTTTTCATCTGCCATAAACTGAGCTACCCTGAGTGCCTCTTCACGCATTTTAACTGCATCATCTTTCTCACGACGGATATCATGATAGCCTTTTGTCAGCTTTTTGATACGCTTTTGAACCTTTTTGTCATAAGACTGAAGCTCATCATCCTCTTCATCTTCCTCTAATACCTTGGAAGCATCCATAGGAGTACGGTTTTTATCTTCCTCAGGAGTATCATCAACAATCTCAATATCTACCTCAGGTGCTGCCTTTACTTCTTTTTCTTCTCTTGCCGCAACTTCGTCGGGGAATTCAAAGGTATCGCTTTCCTGACCTGCAGGAATAACTTTACCGCCCTTACCAAAAGTTACTGTGCCGAATTCTTCTGATGCCATTTAAGTCTCCTTATGCACGCGTAATCCCGCGGGGGTCTAAAACTACGGCTTCGACTGAATCATCATTAATAATCCGGAACTCACGACCATGAATCTTAAGGCGTGAACCAGAACTAGGACGAATCAATATAAAGTCACCAACCTTACAGAGGGGTCCACTAGGGAACCTTTCTTTATCGGCGTAGGCATCAGGGCCAACATCCATAACAAACAGTACTGGAGTTAATACCTCTTCGTATTGCTGGGTCTGGGCTGACTTAAGAATGCCACTTTCTGAATACTCTTCTTCAGCTTGTGGAACCATACATAAAATATGGTAGCCAGCGGCTTTCGGAAGTTGTGTTGCCTTTTCTTCTTGCTTCTCAGGTAGCTTCGAAAGGTTTCCCAATGCGTCGCTAATAATGATGTCACTCATCTGAATCCTTTGTTTTTTGCTCGCGGTCTTTAATAAAATCTACGGCAAGGGCAAGACCACGGATAATCCCTGTCGTATTTCGATACTCTTCTAAACTTTGGCAGCTGCCTGAGGCAACAGTTTGCGCTCTAGTCTCAATCATTGTTTCCAATTCTTTTACTAGGTATGTATATTCAGTCACTCTTTAGTTTCCTTTGTTGGTTGTACTACGGGCTGCAAGCTAGCTTGATGTTCAGCGCTCATCATTTGATGGAACTGGTCACGTGCTTGAGTAGTTTGCTGGTGCTTAGTATCGTGTTCTTTATTCATAGCGTTAGATACTATGTCTGCAGCTTTATGCCTACTTTGAGTTTTAATCTTCTCTTGGTTCATAACAACTTGCGCTTTAGTATTTTGCGTAGCTATCGCAGCTTGTGACTGGATACGCTCCTGCTCAATATCTAACTGACGATTCTTAAGTGCGAGTTCCGCTTGGTCTTTCTGCTCTTTAGATTTCTGGGCTTGAGCTTTAAGTTGTAACTCTTGCTGTTGAATTTGAATAAGTGGGTCTTGAGCCTGCTGTGCTGATTGCTGTTGTTTCTGTTCGCCTTGATGCTGCTGTAGCAGTTTTTGTGCTGCCTGTGCCAACATTGGAGCTAACTGAGCTTCCATCTCTGGAGTAATATTAGTATCTTCTTCCTCATTTATGTCATTCATATGTTGAGGAGGCATAGGCTGACCCATTTGCTGACCAATTTTTACACGGTATGCAAACCCAATATGTTCATTTATATGTGCGTACATAGCTTGTGCAATTTGCTGAGCTTGTGGGTTACCTTGTAAAAGCTGATTAATATGTGGGTCTTGCATTGCCGACATGTGAACCATAATATGTGAGTCATGGTCTTGATAGCTAAATGCCTTAACTGGCTTCATCATCAGAACGTTTTGGTTTTCTGTAACTGGGTCAGCAGGTTTTTGGTCATCCGTCATTGGCACAAGCTTTTGAGCATTCTTAATACCAAGAACTTCAATCATCTGCCTGTGGAGTAGAGGTAAGTTATAAAGCTGTGGGGCCGACTGAGCCAACTGCAATACAGCTTGGTACTGTACAATTTTCTGCGCCATAGTAGACGCATTAGGGTCACTAACTGGGAGTACTTCCACGTCATCATAGTCACTTTTTTTCGCCGCTGCTGTACCATCTTCTGGTTCATATTCATAATCTTCATCTGTATAGTCAGCAATGATTACTTTTAATAAGTTAAACTCTTGTTTCATTGAATAATGCAGGCGGGCTTGAATAGCCGACATTACTTTAAGTGTGCGCTCCAAAATAGCCAAAGTAGTTCCAACAGGTGCATTACCACCCATATCAGATACTTGTAAGTCTCCAGCGGAAACAAAGGCGCGACCTTCCTGAACAATTTGGTTAAACAAAGACATTAAAGTTTGGCTAGGCTCTTTGTATGGTAAGAGCATAATGTTATCTTTAATGGTACCACTCGGTACGTCTACATCTCTAAACTCTCCGGGGCTGATTGGAGTATCATCTCCTTTGACCCGTAACCCTCTTGCTTTGAGACCACCCGGTAAGTTGCTGAGTGTCCCTGCGTCGACAAGTTGGCGAACAATAGTAGTAGCAGAACGAGCATAGCCACCGATGAGATGTATAAGACCATATCCATAAAATCCAAACCCTGGTACGTATTGGTAGTGCACAAAGTGTGTACGTTTCAGGCTTAGTGTATCGCCTTCATACCAGTTGCGACGTATCGAAAGCACCTTTGCGGTGCTCTTTTCTATAGTAATGATATAAGGTAGTGCAATTCCTGCATCATCCTCGTGCCCCGGGAGGTCGTAGTCGACGTGCATTTCAATAATTCTAAACCGATTATCTGTAGTTGCAGAAAACCCTTGTTCTTCAGCTTTACGCTTCTCGATGTCATCCATCACGTTTGTCGGCTCACCGAGCTCAATGTCACGCCAGAACCCAGCGGCTTGTAATTTCTTAACGTCGTTTTTAGTCTTACGCATGATATGTGAGATACGCTCAGCATTATCTAAATTAGACGCGCCATACGGAACAACCAAATCTTCTGCCGGAATAAACATGGCTACTTGGCGACCAAGTGCTGGGTCAAAGTAAACTTTCTTAAACGCTGAACCTGCCAATGGTAAATTCCATAATAGCTTCTCATGCTCAGGGCGGTACTCGCTCATCTGCTCAGTCAAACGATAATTCATGTCTTCTGAAACACGGGTTGAAGCTTCTTTTTTACTCTTAGTTTCTTTTCCAACAATTTTAGTCTTAACAGGGCCCATTGCTGGGAAGGTTTCCATAATAGCTTCGGACTGGAACTTAACCACTGCTTCAGCAAGCATAGGATGGTATACCCCGCAGGCGCCTGCCCATGGTTCAGTAGTTTCTTCGTACTTCAATCCTAGTAGTTTAAGGCCGTCAACATATGTATCTGCCCAGTCTTTACGGGCTGCAATGTCTGCATCTAATAAACCAATTAAATCACTAGCAATAGTTTGTAGCTCACGCTCATCCATTGACTCAGCAAGGTTTTCATTAAACTTATCGCTACCGGTGTCCTTTTCTTCTACACCACTAGCTGTTTCGCCGACTTCTTCATCAGGACCAAGAATCTCAATCTCAATTGGCGCCTCTTGTGTGTCCGCAATCCCTTGCGGGGCTTTATAAATGCCTTTGTCCATTGCCATAATCGTTCCTTAAACGTTGTAATACCCAGCATTACGTTTTGATTTAAAGTACCGAATTTCTTCTGGTTCATCGCTTGGGAGCCTCAAAAAGCCGCCTTGCCTAAATCTCATTAACGCTAATGTCATTGAGTCCACCAAGTCATCATGTTCGCCCGAAGGGAACGCTGCTACCTCGTCTATCAACTCTTCTGCCCAGCGAGTAGCTGGAGCCCATACTTTACCAGACGCAAAGAAATCTGCAACTGAATTTAACCGTGATATTTTATCCTGCCCCTTGCCTGGACTGAACTCACCAACGGGGATACCCATGCGACGTAGTTCCTGAATAAGAGGGGCCCCCGCCGCCTTTTTCTCCACAATAAGCGAGTCCGGCTCATACTCTTGATACTTTTCAAGCGCCTTTGCTTTGAGTTCTGGAAACTCCAGCCGCTCTTTAAAGGAGTCCAGCAAGATGATGTTTGGTAAATCGTGGTCTTCTTCATTATAGAAGACACCCCACGTTGTACAAGTAGAGAAGTCATTTACGGTCTTTTTCTCGTGCGCTGTATCCCATGACTGAATTATATACTCACATTCGGGTGGGCGGTCACTCTCCCATTCCTTCCACCACTCTCTTTTTACAATAGCTGAGCTATCCGAGGTGGGCTGCTGCATATACTGGGCTTGCCATTTACTGTTCGGTAACTCAACATGCAAGGCTTCTAATTCTTTAAGACTCCAAAACTCAGGCCAAAGGGGTTGCCCACTAGGGAGAATAGCTGGAAACTCGATGACACGCCACTCATCGCCTCCGCGCTGAGCTGCGGACTTCATTACCTGAGCTGTCAAATCCCGCAAAGACCAACGGGTCATAACGATAACTATGGCACCGCCCGGCTGGAGACGCTGACGTGGTCCTGATGTAAACCACTCATAGACTTTGTCGTAGACTTCTGGGTTGAACGCAGCTAGTGCAGCTTCCTGCTCTGAATGTGGGTCATCAATGATAAGTAAGTCTGCGCCCTTACCAGTGACTGCACCTCCAACACCAATAGCGAAATAGTCACCACCAAAATTAGTGTTCCAACGACCAGCCGCTTTAGAGTCGGACTGCAGCTCGATAGCCGGGAACAGACGACGGTACAGGGGGTTATCAACCAAGTTACGCACCTTACGACCAAAGCCCACAGCAAGCTCAGCTGTATGAGAAGTTTGTATAACCTTCTTGTTGGGAAACCGCCCGAGGAACCAAGCCGGTAAAAGGTAAGATGCGAATTCGGACTTCGTATGGCGTGGCGGCATATTAATAATAAGTCTTTTACACGTCCCATTGGCTACATCCTCAAACGCTTTAGCCATCTTTGTATGGTGTCTACCATGTATAAACTCAGGCCAAACGTGGTTAGTAAAGGCCATAAAGTCAGTTTTCACTACCTCACGGTCGTCCCTAGTCTCTAGTTCTTCTAGAATCTCTAGTATTTCATCTGCTTCATCTTTAGGCAAGCTATCTAAGAACTCTTCTCGCTCATGTGGAGGCAAGCCTCTAAGAATCTCGATGGGGTCAGTCATCTAAATCGGTCTTTTCAGGTTCTTGTGCCGGTGTAACCGTCGGTTTACGCCCTAATTCCTCATCTAAATCAAAGGTTAGCGTTGTTTCCTTAGCTGGAGTGGTTTTTACTTCTTCAGCAGTGCCCATATAGCGGGAAAGTTTCTTGGCTAAGTCCTCTTTTAACTCCTCAGTGGACTTTGTATTGACACTTATCTCTAATTTATCGGTAAACATGCCTAATTGGGTTAATCTACCTAGTGATTCTAGCGCTCTGAGCCTATCTGCAGCCTTTTCACCTTCAGTTTCTTCGATTAGCTTGGTCGTCACGTACGTTTTAAGGCGTATTGTGTCCTCTACTATGGCATTGTTGTAATTTGACAACAGTTCATCTAACCAGATAGATGTTTCTGCGTTAAATGGACGTCGTTTTGCTGCCGGGCTACCTGCAAACTGGCGCTCAGCCTCACGTTGTGCAGCTTGCATGTTTTCTTTTTTGGGTTTTAGACCCATTGCAGCCAGAAACTCCATGGTATTAAAAGCAGCTTTCGCTTTTTCGTGCAAAGTCTTGGCTTCCTGTGGGGTTAGGTCCACTGGGATAGGTATTGTAACTTCTGGTACTACACGTATCTGTTTTGTCATAGGAGGGAAAGTTGGGGGCACTCCGATATGGCACGAGTATAACACAAGGTTTTGTTACTAGACAGTTTTTGTTTTGTCTAGTAATTGGGGGCCGTAACCCCCTTCGTATGTAGTGTTTCTACTTACTTGATGAGTTGCTTTAAGCTTGAGATTACTGAATTAACCCAAAACTCGTTGACTTGCTTAATACGCTCTGCCAACTCTTCAAACTGCTTGTACTGCTTTTCAAATTCAAACATGATTTTTTCCTTAGGTTTGTTTCCCATACTGTACATTTCTGGGGGTTTTGTATATTATACGATACATTTTGTTGCGCTGCAATATATTTCCCGTTCGGTAACTTTTTCCTACTTTTGCTCACTTTTTCTTACATTATTCCCGTTCGGGAAACTTTTTCTTACTGTGTTTTTATACATATATGACACTTTTTGCAGTTTTTGTTAGTTGCTTTGTTTTTATTAAAGTTTCATGCACTTTTATGCCGGTCCATGTCACATGTTTGCACAAGTTTCTTCTTTGTAATCATAGAGTTACAGCGTTTTTTCTTGGAGGTGGTTGTCCGAAATTTGCTATAATTTTTGCAAAAATATTTTTTGGTTTTGGATTTAAAAAGATGACGGGGGGTCGGCTGGAATTTATGGTATCGACTGTGCAAAACACAGTACATATGAGAGAGTAGGAGTCCCTTCTGAAAATTTTGGGGGTGGGGGTCGCCTTGCGGGCGGGTGCGTGTGTGCGTATGCGGGTGCGTGCGCTGGCGTCTTAGTGGTTCGGTGTAACTTGACATAAGCTATTAACTCAGGCATAATGAAGGTATGGATAGAGATTAACTCTTACCTGTATTCGATACTGTATCGATTACTTAATTAACTTAAATTGAAAGAGGTAAATATCATGGCTACAAAAAATAAAACAGCATTGTCCACAATGGCTGAAACATTAGTAAACTCACAAGGTGGCAAGGTTAAGCATGTACCAGCACCTAAGCCTGAACCTGTATCGCTGACTGACCTTGAGATACTTGACCTAGTAGGCAAGGCTGGCGCTCAGGTTATCTCGTATGCTGGCGCTGATGAAGTAAAGGTCAAGGCATTGGCTGAGTTCAATACAGTAGGTAAGAGCTTGCATAGTGCTGGCGTAGTTATCGCTGATGGTCGCAGTAAGGATAAGCAAACTGCAGTAATCAAAAAAGCGTTTTTGGATTCTATGCCGAACCTATCCAAAGGGTACGCTCAGAACTGTTATGAGCTATTCGCTAAACTTGTGAACTCAGGCAAAGAAATTAAGGATTTTAATAAATCCAAAAACAAGGCAAAAAATGGTGAAGCCGTAGAATCACTATTCGAGAATGTTTTAGCTAAGGTTTATTCTCACTCAGAATATTCTACAATGCCTGAGGAATTCCAAGCCATGCTAGAGGATAAATTAACAGAGCTAGGTTTTGAATTATCTTAATCGATACTGTATCGAATCACTTAACCCCGCTTCGGCGGGGTATTTTTTTGCCCTCATTTTGAGGGCTTTTTTATTACGGAACTATCAGGAACTATCTAAAAGTTGGTGTGTCGTAGCATGCCTTGACTTAGTGTGGCTTAGTGTAACTTAGTGTTGCTTAGTGTGGCTTAGTCTAATGTCACAAACTTAACATTATATCTGTTCTTTTCCGTAGAGCACGGGTGTCCTGCAAGCCATATGTTTATTAGGTTTTTGGTATACTTTTCCTATTATTCCTATATATA